TGTTTGTACAGTAACGTTAACAACTGCTCTAGGTGTAGAAGCGGAGCGAGGAGTATAACCAACTTTTTTTGCATGAGAAACAACAGAATTTCTGAGAACAGATGAATCCATGAAAGATTCATTGGCCACCATGTTAAGATAATATGCATTATAATGTGTATTATATGCGAGAATATCCAACAAGACACTCAAACCAGAACCTTCAAAATCATAGTCTTGAAATTCTGTTTGTTGTCTGAGATATTCTTTTAGATTTGTTTTTATTGAGTCGAAATCTAACTCAGTAACAGTTAAACGGTCAGCCATCTTTATCTGTCTCGTTGTAAGTAAAATTGTATTGTTATTGGTTCTGTTTTATTAATTATAAAAAATGTCATACCAACACTGAATGCATTTCTTTCAAAATCCGGAGACACAGAAATTTCTCGGATAACAACTCTAGGTTCAAAATTTTCCAGCGTCTGTTTAATTTCCCTCTGTAACACTGTAGCCGTAATGGCATCCATTTGTTCAAAAAGTAGGGCACGAACTCCTGAACCTATTAATGGTTGAAATGGTCTTTCATATCGAGAAGTGGAAATAAGATTTTTTACAGAATTAATAACGGCCATTTCATCGATATGTTTATTTACATCCTTCTTTACAGGATGCATATTAAAAGACAAATCCAAGTCTTTATATTTTCTAGTGACTTTTGAAACTATTGTGGCCATGGTCTATTTATTATGTGTTTGCCGATATATTATTTTTATATTTGTCGGTTCCAATTAAATTCGTCACAAGGTATGTTTGTGTGTTACCTAATCTCGTTAACTTATCAACTTTATAATAGTCGTCCATTACTTGTAAACCAGTTCTGAAAAAGTTCCAATCATGTTCTCTCCTGCCACCCAAAAGAGTATTGGCGGTTGTAACATGACTTATTAGAGTATTCATTTGGGTTGATGTTAGATTACAGTAAATATTTGACGAATCTCCTACGGTAACAAGTCTCAAGCTATTGTTCACTGTGAAACGGTCATTTTGTAAAGTAGTAGAATTTGAACTAATATCGTCACCAACAAATAAACTTGTCATACTACCTAAAAGAGGAGTTGCATTTTGAACACCATCCGATGTATTAGTTAAAAGTAAAAGTTGTTGTCCCAGATTAACAGCAAGGTCATAATCAGGATAGTTTGCTGCGTCAGTTCCGCTTTCATTTGTGGTGGAAAAAGCAGAATTTGCTCCACATACATTATCTGTATGCTTCTTAAATTCTTCAATTTGAATTACTAAGTTAGCTAACCCAGAAATCAAATTAGCTGAATCCACCACATAATCATAAAACTCAATTGTTGATATTACAGATTGTAGAGTTATGACATTATTTTTTAGCTGATTGGTAACATTAATAACCGGATTTTGATAGTAGTCAGTCATCTGAATGTTGCCATTTGCAATATCATTTATCTGCCACGTTTGTAATTCTGTCGGTGCAGTGTTCAAATATTCTTTTGTTTCATCAGGCAAATATAGTGAGCTTCCAAACTTAGAATCATCAAAATTAAAATTTAATCTTCCAAAAATACTAGACATTCAATTTCTCCATTATAACATTGGTTTAATAGGTAAACCAGTAATTCCTTTGGGTGCAGGATGTTTATGAAAATTATAAGTTAATCTCATCATAGCCATGCTTCCCAATATATCTCTAACAACAATACCTTGAATTAAAGGAGCATTTACAGAAAATGATGCCGCAATTTTACCAGGTATTGCAACTGGAAGTCCAGCCGAAACGCCGCCTAACAAAGTAGCAAAACCCAAAGGACCGGCAGTAACACCAGTTCCGGCGTTAACTTTTCCAGCCGATGTAATTAAATCACCAGTTATTTCTCCACCCACGGCAAGGTTACTATCAATATAAACAAAATCACCAGTTGATATACTTAAAATGCCTTGAGTTGCGCCGCCGATACCAAGATACATACTATTATCACAAGTAATAGAAGCTTTTTTGGCTATCGTTTGAGTGTATTTTCCTTTAATTTCTTGCGTTAAATCACCATCTATTCTTTCATATTTGTCGCCTTTGACATGCACAATTGAATCACCTTCTATTGTAACATTACATATGCCTTTAATCAATACATTATTGTCTTTTGCAATAATTTCATAATTTGTACCAACAATTTTTTCTATTTTGTCTCCAGTGGATTGCATTTCAAAAAACGAACCTATTCCTCCAGTTTTTGCGCCGCCATGCTGAAGTCGTATTCTTTCTCTACCTCTGGTGTCATCCATTTCAAAAGTATGTCCAGATTCTGTAGCCATTACATTGTTGAAAGGATAAACAGGAGGATTTTCTACACTAGCTTCTGATTCTGGTTCTGTCCAGCCAGAATCTTCAATTGGTTTTGATGGTATATTTTCAGACATAATTAAGGCATTTTCTTATTACTAGTGTTCTCTGTTTGTGATGAAAAAAGAGAAACAAAATTATTAACATCATTACTTACTTTATTCACATCATCTTGTGAAGCTGGAGTTGTAATCGCGGTAACCAACTGTGCTGGAACTTGAGCGAGTTCTGTTGCTGATTGGAAAAGTTCTTTTCCTGCCAGCGCGATACCTTGAATAGCATTTATCGAATCACTTATTGATTTATCTCCAGGAACACCACTCGCACTAAAAATATCCGATACAGTTCCGGCCAATGCACTCAAAAATTCTGTCAAACATTGAGCAAGAAAAGCTGCCAATTTTTTAGGTAGATTCGTAATCCAGTCAATCATTGCACGAACATATCTCACATAGTCTATTAAAGCTTGTGAAACATCTCGTATGAAATCTATTCCTTCTTGAATGAATCTAATTGTTCGTATTATTGCTGTAGCTAATGCAAGAAATTTTGAAGATTCACTATCAGGTAAAAGTCCCAGTTTTTTTAAAACTGCTCTAATAGCATTACGAATTTTCGTAACAATTCCACTAAATTTAATTCTCGCAAGTGCGGCCTCTTTTTTCATTGCTTGTCGAATGTCGCAAACGTGAGCCCTATTATTATTCGCGTTACCTAAAGCAGTTCCGTCTACAATTCCCTGTGAAAGTAGAGGTCTTTCTGGATAACCTGTTTGATAATAATTTACAGCAGGTCTAGGAAAAGATTCAAGTGTTTTTTGTTGCGCTGGAGTTAATCTATAGTATTCTTCAGCAAGAGGTATTGTGCTTGTTAATATGCCTTGTCTTAGACCAGGAATTTTTGAAATAACAACAGGGTATTGTGCAGTTTGGCTTCCATCAGCAAAAAACACCATGACAGTATCTCTAACTGAAAGTTTGCCAACATTATCAGCAACAGAAGCCCACGGCAAATCATCTATTGGTATAGATGATGAGTATTTAAAAGGAACTCTGACTTTAACCCGACCCAATTTCAAAGGGTCTAAAGTTGCATCAACAACATAACCCCAAAGTATATCTCTCCAAAGTATATCTCTTTCTTCTTTAAGCATAAGAATCCATTAAACTATTTTGTAATTCTGAACTTTGATAAACATTTTTTCTGTTATTCGAATCTGTGCCCAATTCAATAATCGTTTCGTGCTTCTGATAAGTAATCATTTGTCTTGATGCAGTAATTATATATTTGCCACTCAAAGAATAGTCTGTGTCATTATTTCCTATGGTGTTCTGACCTCTTACTGGAATTTGCAAATCTGCTGTTAAACCAGAGGTTAAATCAAAATTGCCAGGCATCAAAACTTTAACTCTCTGATTTAAAATACTTCTTATAGATGCTTCTCTCTGAACTCTATAATTGTAGGGGTCATCTTGAATATCGATAGATTCGGGGTCATTTTCTTTAATGTATGAACTATCTGAGTAGAATGCATTCATAGGAGAAAAAACAACTCTAGAGTCATACATTTCAGTATTTTTCAAACCAAATTTATTAGTTACGATTCCAATATTTGGTGTTTTATTTGCATGTTCACTTGTACCATAAAGTGAGTCATAATTAATTGCTTTGACAGCAAAATTCTTAGTAATGTAATCAAACCCCATAAAAGTGGAAGCGTAAAGTCCTGAAGTAATATTTTTATTCAAATCGAATTGAGATATGACCTCATACTTAATCGCACCCATCAATTCATTTGAATTCTGACCGAAATTTTTGATATTAAAATTAATATAATGTGATGGTGAATCAGCAAGCAAACTCGAAAGAGTCACAAAATTATAACCAACTTTATTTTCAAAAAACAAAAATGTGGGAGACTGTTTTTTGTTTAAAGCTCTTGTTGCACAAAATTTAATGGCATCAAAAGGCTTCATATTCGGTATTAATATTTTTCTTATACCTTCAGATTCTTCCATATAGCATATCATATTATCTCTGATACCCAAATTGTCTGAAAATATTTTTTTGACAACATTGGAATAGGTGTCTCTAAAAGATTGTGATATTTTAGATTGTTGAGAGATAATAAATTCTTCAGAAACAAAATGCAAAATGTATGCCTCT